TAACAAACGGCTGTTTAAAAACAAGCACGATTGACTCTAAAATTTGTCTTAAAAAAGGCAACGGCAATTTTGCCACAAAATCCATTCAAAAAACAAAACAATGGAAAATCAAAAAGAAGTAACACAAAACCAAAAACCAGTATCAACTTCAAAGGCATCTAAGCCAAAGAAGAAACAACCAAGAAAGAATTTTGTTGCAGTAGATGTTTATCAGGCACGATTTGGAATCGTATCTGAAAGAGCTGTCTATGATGTATACGCAGATAGGTTCAAGGTTCAAAAACATAACATGAAGAAATACTCATTCCAACATTGCGTGAAGGCTCTTCGAAATCTTAATGACCCTAAGCTGGGTGCTACAATTGTAGAGTAATAACTAAAACAAAAAATATGGCTTTTAATATACAGATGCATCGCGAGCTTACACAAGTTGAGACGAAGCAAAATCCCTCATTAGGGATTATGAATTGGGGGAGAGATAACACCTTTCCACAGACGCTGAAGAATTTAATTCAGCAATCACCTTCAGCAAAGATGGCAACGAGTAGAACTTCAAAGTTTTACAAGGGAGGCTCTTTTGAAGGAGAGGACCAGATTGTAAATGCATACGGATTAACTTTGAAGAAACTGGTGGGAATCTTAGCGGATGACTATGCAGACTTTGAAGCCTTTGCGATACAATGTAATTACAACATGAAAGGACAAGTGACTTCAATGAATCCTATTAGAATCGCAACTCTAAGGTTCAACGAATTTGACGAATTAAACTACGCTTCTATGGTCGGATATCATCCAGACTTTGGACGCAACAGCGAGGTTCAAAAGACTATTGTTCAGAATGCAACTCAAGGGAATATAAAGTGGTTTAACCGCTTTAATCCAAACGTTGTTCAGGCACAGATTAACAACACAGAAGGAGGCATCAGCAACTATCTAGGACAGATACTTTATTTCAGTGAATCAGGAATGAACTCTTATCCAATACCACCACTTCAAGCAAGTGTGAATTTTGTATTGTCAGATGTAGAGAATTCAATCTTAGTTCGCAAAGAGACGTCAACTGGTTTCATTAATACTTACATGCTCAAGACAACTTTGGATTCAGAGGACAGCACTTTAATTGCGTTAGAGAATGCAATCGAAGATGCTCAGGGTGCAAGGGGAACTGGAAAGGTAATCACCTTCTCAGGACTTAGTCCAGAGGAAGTTCAGTCAACTCTTTTGGAAGAGATGGGTGGAGGCGGCTCAGGTTCAAAGGCAATCATTGAAAGTTCAAAGATGGCTTATGAGTTGAATCGTGAAGTGATAACTGGAGCTTATTTGATACCACCATCATTGGCAGGTATTGACCAGAAGTCTGGATTCAGTGGAGACGATTTGAAAGAAGCTTACTTTGTGTTTAATACAATTACACAAGGAGGAAGAGATTCAATCCAATCTGAGATTAACAACATACTGAAGCATTCAATATTCCAAGCTCAAGAAATAAAGTTGAACAAACTTAAGCTTGACATTGAAGGAGAAGATTCAGAGGTTATTTCTGAAGAGCAAGCAGATGGTGTTTACAATGACACGATGAGGAACATGACTGGAAAGCAGCTTCAAGCTCTTCAAAGAGTTGTGAGAAAATATAACAAAGGAGAAATCAATGAAGCTCAAGCTAGAATGATGCTTGCAGGATTTGGGATGTCAGACGAAGAAATAAACGTTTGGCTTTCTGTTGATGTAGAAGAACCAGTTGAAGAGATTCAGGAAGGTTTGGATGACGCTCCAGATGAATCAATAAAACCACAAGAGAATGTATAATCTAACGTTAGAACAGAGACTGATTTCTTCAGACATTGCAGACATCATGGCTGACTATGTGAGCATTCAGTTAGACATTGACACGTCAAAGATAAAGGCAGCTGCTCTTGTAGCTCAGGAGGTGGATATCTCTAGAGTTATAACGAAGGCTAACTTGGACCGAGTTGTTAACTTGGATATCTATGACGAATCAATTCCAGAAGCAGATTTGGAGTTGAGGCAATTGATACTTGCACCATGGGCTTACTATACTTATGCAAGATGTCTTTCAATGTTTCAGGGAACTTTTACAGATTCAGGTTACACAATAGAGACAGAGGCTGAGTCTAGAAATGCAGCAAAATCTGTATCACAAGAAATGAAATCAATTGGAGATACCTTCATGATTTTAGTGACAGATTTCTTAAAAGCTGAGAATCCAGAAACGGAGTCAGACCAGACAAAAGTTTCTTCAAAAATTA